TGGTGCAAGACTTGGCATTTCCTCCTCTGCATTTTCTTCTGCTGAGTGTTGTATAGCATCTGCAATTTCTGAATCCTTTTCAAATTCTTGTTCCTGCTCTTGTTCAGCTTGTTTATATATTATATCTGTTTTGTGCATCCGACTATCTCTATATTGCTGTAGATATCTATCTATATTAGCCTGCATATCCTCTACATTTTGACTATCATCACCTAATAAAGCATTTCTTACAAATTTTTTCTCTTTAGAATTAGAAAATGTTGTTTTAGATATTAAATTTTCTTTAATAGTATTTACTTTCATAGGTCTTCCAACTGGTTTAGATGCTGGAACAGCTTCTAGAGCTTTTTCCATTACTTCTTTTTTTACAGATGGCGCTTCTGACATTATTTTTTTAACTAGTTCTAGTCTCTCAGATGGTTTTCCTTTTGTCGCGCTTACTAGTTTTTTTTCTATGGCTTTTTTTTCTTTTGATGATAGTTTGCTGAATTCTGGTTCAGTTTCTAATAGTGCTTTAGGTGTATATAAACCTGATATTAGAGATTTACTACTTTCAATAGCTTTAATTTGATTTTCACTTAATTCTTTTTCTTGTTCGTATTTTAATTCTTGTAGTTTAGCTAAATATTTTAATGGTTCATCTTTGTATTTCTCTGCATCTTTCATTAAATCTTCTTCTTTTTGTTGTTTTCCAATTAGTGCATCAATTTCCTTATTAATTTTACTAATCTCAGATGCTGGAGCATCTCTAAGTTCCAAAAGTCTTTTTGTATATAGTAGTTTATTTAGTTTTACATTAGGAGCTTTTGTCATTTCTTTAAAAGCTTGGCGACCGGCTTTTTTCTTAGCTTCTGAAATAGCATATTTTCTAGGTGTGCTAGTTGATGCGGTTTCCTTTTCTCTAAGTTTGGCATTTTCTGCTTTTTTCTTAGATTTGGTAGTTAGTCTTTGTACTTCATCTAGCGTCTTTATAGGTCGTTTTCTATATGCCGACTTGTTGGATGCTTCTGCAATTAATGAAATATATTTTTCCATTTTATTACTATATCATAATATTTTATTTATAAATTTTTAATTGTATCTTTATTCTTGTTTATAGTGATGTTCAATATTACTATTATCAAAACCACGTCCTTTTGCTAGTACATTCAGTCGACTAGCCAAATCTGTTGTAGCTTTAAATATTTTTTGTGTAGTGGGTGATAAATCCCTTTGTAATCCTGTAGTGTCCTGTTCAACCCAAGATATAGCACTCGGATTTTCTTTTTCAAGATGATTTGCTAGTATAATTGACTTAACAAATCGCTGACAATTATTTTTCATACTATCATATGTGAAATAATCACTACCCATAAATGCCTGTGTTCTATCAAGTAATTCTTTAAATGTTGTATTAAAATTTTCTGGAACATTTAATTCCATTTTTTGTGCATTAGGACTAATAGTAGGATATTCGTGAATATTAATAACTTCATTTTTCTCAAGTAAAATAGGTACATTATTATCTAAAGTAGCTACCATCATTAAATGGTACATATCATCATAGCCATATTTATTTTTTACCTTATTAAACTGTCCTAAGCTAATAATATTAACTAATGTATTAACAGCTTTTGCCAATTTTTCACGATATAGGCAAATTTTAACAACTTTATTATTAGCATATTTAGCTATTAAATCTCTTTCAGCTGGTGGATAGTCATTTCTACCAACTACCGTGCCAACAACTCTATTAGAAATGTTGCTAGCTAGGTTTTTTGTCTTTTGATATGCTGATTTAAGGAAATCAACTAAACCTCCACCCTCTAAATCTTCGTTAGAGTTCATCATTATAGCTTTTAATTGTCGCTCTGCAACGTTCTTTTTTAGGGGTTTTTTAGAGTATTTTTTACCTGTAATTTGATTAACTACAAAATATCCCTTAGCGTGTTTTTCAACTTTGTAAGGCATCCTAATATATATTTATAAAAAAATTTCTGTAAAAAATTATATTATATAATAGTAATAAAATGTTATCATTTAAATCTGGTGTGAGATTAGCAGAAGTAGATTATAAGAAAAAAGGTAGTAAATCCAAAGTAATTTACGTAAAAGATGATGATAGTAAGGCTGAAGTATCTAATAAAAATAAAGATGAACTATTGCCCAAAAGTTTTTATACATCAATAAAAAACACATCACCACACGGATTACTATTATTAAAGAAAGCTATAAGGGATGGAAGACCTGACCTAGTAGCTAGATATGAAAATCTTACAAATGCCTACTCAATGGCAAGTGATTTATTAAAAGATTTAGATAAAAAATATTTTAGTGTTGGTAAGGATGAGGGTAGAATAGTGCCAATTCCAATGCAAGAGAGCTCACGTATAGGGGTATTTGGGCCCGCTGGTGTAGGAAAATCTACCTGGATTTCATCGTTTATGAAGAAGTATTTAGAATATTATCCAAAAAACCATATTTATATATTTTCGCCTAAAGTGGATGACCCAGCATTTAAAAATATTAAAAATTTGGATTATGTAAAGCTAGATGCATCTGTAGTGGAAAACCCATTCGACGTGATGGAATTTAAAAATAGTATATGTTGTTTTGATGATATTGAGAGTATAACGGATAAGCGTATAAATGAGGCAGTTAGAATATTTCGCAATCAGTGCTATGAAATAGGTCGAGCGCCTAGCAATATTACAACTATCGCGGTACATCACGTTATATTAGCAAGTGAAAAAACTAAAATTATTTTGAATGAAAGTGAAGAAGTTGTGTTGTTTCCTAAATCAAATTTTTCAGCTATTGAGAGTCTTTGTCGTCGATATTATGGTATGACAAAAGACCAACTAAACTATATTAGGGATATTCCTTCTCGCTGGGTAGTTGTTAAACGTAGTTATCCTACAACTATAATAAGTGAAAATGCTGTAAAAGTATTATAATTTATTTAACATTTTTCAATACAATATCCTTCTCTTGTTTATTATCTCTAAGTGTAATAAATGTTAGTATTGATACTAAATAGTCAGGGTCATTACTCTGGTTTAACATTAATTTTTTATATTGTTCCATATTTAAATATCTAAATCTAGCACGTATGCTAGAATGCTTTCCGCAAGTATTTATACCATCCTTTAATTTTTGAAATCTATATGGATTAAATACTACATTATATCCTTCATTTTTTGCTTGATTATAGAATCTCATCAATAAATTTTCTTGTGTTTCTGGGTCGCTAGAATATTTAAGTTCAGTATCTGGGGAGAATCCATAAGGGTCGAAATGTTCGATAGAATTTGTCTCTGGATGATATAGAATACAAATCCAGTGGCCATTTGTAGATGATTTAACAGGGAATAAAACAATGCACGCATTATGCTCTCCTATTACTTGTCTAATATGACTAAATTTAAGTAAATCCTTATATAGATGTATAGGACATTTGCCATTTGTCGTGATTTCAACTTCTTGGCCAGTTAAGTCTTGTGAGTATATTTGTTTAATTACTTTATCCATTTTATTATATGTATATATATAATTTTCAGGTTATTTTCTTTTTGCATTTTCTATTGAATGTTTAATGGCTAATGACAATGGATTATATTTTAGTAGAAAATCTCCTATTTTATTCTTTAAATTATCCCATAATCCTCCACCTTCAATAATAGCATCCTTTCCATCTTTATGCTTACCGAATACAAGTGATACATCATTATTAATCTTTTTAGTTCTAAAAGAACCTTTTTCAAATTGATTTTTCGGGTGGTTTCTAAAACGATAGCTTCCAAGTGTCTCACGAAAATAGGTTTTATTAGGTATAAAATGCTTACCTATTTCTTTAGCTTCCTGAAGTGTTTTAGGCTTTTTTACAATAACTGCGTGAAGAGTAAGATTGCTCATTTATTATAAAATAATATCTTATATTATAACAATAAATTAAATAGAATGAGTTTATCAATATATAACTCAACAAATGTCCCTCTACAATCTGGACAAGAATTTTCAGGTGCTTATTATGATAATATACTAGATTATAGTCAAATTAATATATCAATTAATTGTGATACTGGTTATGATTTGACTTATTATTATTCACAGGACAAAATCAATGTTAGCTACCAAACAACACAATCTATATTAGCCTCATCGGAAACTCAGTTTTATAAAGCAACACCACTTGAACGTTATTTTAAAATATCAATTACTGCAGCAGATGGTGATATGACTAATTTAAATGTTCAAACAATATATAAATCTAGCATTACATTTAGTAATTCTGGAGGTGGTACTTCTTCTGATGTTATTATTACATCACCACTAACTGGTGGAGGCGCTGTTAGCGTTGGTGGTACTGTTTCAATTTCTAATTTACCATCTACACAAAATGTCAATATTACAAATAGTTCTATCCCCGTTAGCGGTTCTGTAGATGCTAATATTACAAACACATCTTTAAATGTTATTGTTGGAAATTTTCCTACCGCTCAAGATGTCAATATTACAAATAGCTCCGTTCCCGTTAGTGGTTCTGTAGATGCTAATATTACAAACACATCTTTAAATGTCGCTGTCGGTAATTTTCCAGGTGTTCAAACTATAGATGGCTCTGTAGATGCTAATATAACAAATTCTTCTATCCCAGTTAGTGGTTTAGTAGATGCTAATATTACAAATTTATCTTTAAATGTTGAAGTTGGTAATTTCCCATCAGTTCAACCAGTTTCTGGAACAATAGAAATTGATAACTTTCCAGCTAGTCAAACTGTAAATGGCTCGGTAGATGCTAATATTACAAATTCATCTCTAAATGTCGGTGTTAATAATTTTCCAGCTAGCCAAACTGTAAATGGTTCTGTAGATGCTAACATAACAAATGCATCTTTAAATGTTGCCGTTAGCAATTTTCCTACTACTCAACCTATCTCAGGAAGTGTTGATGTTAATAACTTTCCAGCAAGCCAAACTGTAAATGGCTCGGTAGATGCTAATATTACAAATTCATCTCTAAATGTCGGTGTTAATAATTTTCCAGCGAGTCAAACTATAGATGGTTCTGTGAGTGTAGATAACTTCCCAGCTAGCCAAACTGTAAATGGTTCTGTAGATGCTAACATAACAAATGCATCTTTAAATGTTGCCGTTAGCAATTTTCCTACTACTCAACCTATTTCAGGAAGTGTATCCGTTAGCAATTTTCCTACAACTCAAACTGTAAATGGTTCAGTAGATGCTAATATTACAAATACATCTCTG